GATGGTTATATCTGCCAATATTGTGGACAGGAATAGCATCGAAGCAGATCGCCCTCATGAAGTAATCTGTCATCGTTGCATGCATCACATACAACTGTTGATGGTTCGACTTTAACTCCGTCATCTGTAAAAGTCGCAGTTAGACCAGAGCCATCAATCATTATCATTTCGCCCATTTATTCCTCCTCTCTAAAGAACCAACTGCCATTAGCAGCTGTAACCGCCCACTTAGCATCGCATTGCTCACCTTTTGGTGCGCTGCAAACATAACCATAATATGGTTTACCAGTTTTTGCAGTTCCTTCTTTTAATATCATTCCACCATGCTTGCATTCTTGCGCTTTTGGTTTTTTGTTAGATGTCGGTGCTAAAGCAGCCTCAGCAATTATTGATGCTTTTGGATCTATCGTTGGAGCAATCACACCTGTCTTAAATTTTGTTATTGCTGGAATTAACAAAGTGATTGATGGTCTTAACTTAATAAAAGTTGGATCAGATATTCAAAAAATTACTCCTTTGGGTTGTGCGGGTGGTGGCGGTGGAGGTGGCGGATTTAGTGGCATTCCATCTGGCGGTGGTGGTGGAGGAGGATTTGCTGGTGGTGGAACTGGTGGCGGTGGAGGCAGTGGCGGTGCTGCTGGAGGTGGCGGTGGCGGTGCAGGTATTGGTGCAATATCTGGAGCAAGTAGCCTTACTGATTTAGTAAATAAATTAGCAAACATTCAAGATAAAATTACAGATGTAACATTTGCAACTTTAACAGGTGGCATTAGTAAGTCAGCTGCGCAAAAGCAACTAGATACATTACAAGCAGAGTTTAGAGTGCTAGAAAAGCAAGCAAATACATTGGCAGCAAACCCACAAATCCTGATCAATGTTAGTGCGATAGATACAGAAGGTGCTGCAAGAGCTGTGGCTAAAGCATTAAACGATAGCGCAGCAAGATCAACTCCTGCACTAAGTTATCAAAGCATTAGAGAAAAAGCAGGATAATGACTGCATGGTCGCCTGATTGGAAACTTACTGTCGCAGGTGTTGATTACACCGACATTGCAATAAGCGATATAGCACATCAGGCTGGTCGTTCAGACATTTACCAGCAGCCAAATCCTTCTTATCTTCAAGTGAGTTTTGTGGCATTATCTGGTCAAACTTTACCATTTGACATAAACGATAGTTTAAGTTTGCAAGTTAAAAATACCGCAGGAACTTATGTAAATTTATTTGGTGGCGATATAACTGATCTAACTGTTAGCGTTGCGAAAACTGGAGCAGTTGCATCTGTTGTTGAATACTCAGTTCTTGCAATGGGATCTCTTGTTAAATTAGCAAAAGAATTATATGCCGGCACAATCTCACAGGATGAGGATGGCAACCAAATCTATGATCTATTGTCTAGCGTATTGCTTGGAACTTGGAACGATGTGCCAGCAGCTACAACTTGGGCAGGATACGATGCAACTGAAACATGGGCTAATGCGCTAAATCTAGGACTTGGTGAGATTGACACTCCGGGCTTATACACAATGGAAAACAGAGCAGCCGAAACAGATACCATTTACAACATCGCAAGCCTTATTGCCAATTCGGCATTTGGTTATTTGTATGAAACGAATAATGGAGATATTGGGTATGCCGATGCAGACCATCGACAGAACTACCTATTGACCAATGGTTATGTTGATCTTGATGCAAACCATGCTTTAGGTCAAGGACTTAGCACAATTACTCGATCAGGTGATATTCGCAATGATGTGTATATCAATTATGGAAACAACTTTGGATCTCAGAAAACTGCAACCTCAGCAACTTCAATTGCAACTTATGGCTACAAAGCCGAAAGCCTAAATACAGTCCTTCATTCAGCTGTAGATGCTCAAGCTGTGGCAGATCGCTATATTGCGCAACGAGCATTTCCACAACCAGCATTTCAGAGCATTACCTTTCCAATTACAAATCCAGAGATTGACAATAGTGATCGGGATAATCTGCTAGGTGTATTTATGGGGCAACCTCTAAACATACAAAACCTACCTGCTCAAATCTCAACGGGTGAGTTTGAAGGCTATGTTGAAGGCTGGTCATGGAGCACTAGGTTTAACGAATTATTTCTAACAATAAACTTGTCGCCTGTGGCATTTAGCCAAGTGGCAATGAGATGGAATACCGTGCCAATCGGCGAGCGTTGGAACACCTTATCCACAAGCATTATGTAAAACCACATAAATGCAGCTTCTCTTAGTGACATGTTGCTCCCTTACATATCCACCACATATCTTGTGGGTGATACATAAAGTATGACTTAAAGCAATGACCTTTGGTTAATTACTTTCGGCGTGTTTTATAACGATTAGATAACGCCAATATCCTCAAATTCATCGATATGATCATCAATCGAACGATCCCGATAGTCGGTTTCAAGCCCCATAAGTCCTTCGGTTGTATGTAAAACTGCCATCATGATTAACTGGTATCAGCTCTACTTGATGTCCTTTATTGCCAAAACTAAGCCCAGTAAAGCCCATGTTCCAGTCGGCTGAATTGTATTTAAGATAAGAGGCTTTACGCATATCCATCAGGTGTCCTGCCTCTATGCCCCAAATCGTTGAATAACGCCCGTTTAAGCCAGTTTGATGCCTAACTGCACCCTGCCTATGCGAGTGCCCACAAACCACGCTAGAATGCCATTTCTTGGCTAAATTAAGCCCTGTTATACCTGCGTGCTTAGACATGTTGCCTTCATCGCCATGAGCCAAGTGCCAGCCCTTTTCAAACTCATAGGCTCTTTTGTGGAATTTAATTCCTAAGCTGCTGAAATCCATGAATTTGTCATAAGCCAATTCTGGTAATCCAATAAGTGATGGCGCACCTTTAAGCAATGTTTGAAAAATGCGATCCGTATGGTTTGATCTGACTATATCTGTCGTGCCTAGATCATAAAGAATTTGTTGACCTAGTTTTCTTTCTTCATCAAGCGTTTCTGCAAACTCTAACTTAGTTCCCTTTGCCCAACGCGATTGACTACCAAGATCCATTTCATCACCAACATTTAATACAAAATCAAATTTTTCATGGCGTGCCATTTTAATTAGGTTAGACACCGCTTTTGGATGGTGTAGTGGAATTTGCAGGTCAGGCGTTATGAGATACCTACGGTTAGCCTTAATCGTCATCCTCATCGTCAGTTGGATCTATGGAAGGAATAATCCCACCATCGCCTACGACCCAATCAGGAAAAGTCTTATGCTCGGTCATTAACCAAAATGCGTGCTCTGGTGTAAATCCTGCTTTACGAGCTGCTTTATAACATTCGTGCAACATAATGTAATGTGCATCAATCTTTGTTGGATCAGGAGTGTGGCGAACTACGCGCCTATTGATCTTTGTCCGTTTAGTGGTTTTGCGTGTGTTCGCCATAGGAAAATTATTGCTTACTAATTAGAGTGAACAGATCATCAACACGCTTTTCGAGTCGAGAACTTTGTAATTCCAATCTGCAAATGGTGTCTTTGATGCTTGAGCCTCCATTGGGCTTAAGTTCGCTTAGAAAACTTTTAATAACCCATCGTAGAGCCAGCAATAAAGCGGTTGCGATACTGCAAACGCCAACGCCAAATGCGACTAATTCGTTTGCTGTCATTTCGCATTAACGCCATAATCAGCTTCTTTGCCTGAACTTGGATCAATTGCTTTTGCAAGAGGTGCAATTAACGCACCAGCAAGAATTGCAAGTTCTGGTCGAATGTCTGCAACGATTGCCAATAGGACAGTAATACCAGAGGCTGCAACAGCTCTTAGATATGACTTAATTGCTGCTTTGTGTTTGTTGGTTAGTTTCATTACTTGCCTCCTAGTAGTGGGATATTAAAAAACTCGCCTGTTTGATTTGGTTTGAATGAGATATGGATATGTCAGTGATGGGGATTGATCCCACGATATTTGATGAACTTCCAAAATGATTTAGCACTAGCAATTTTGCCAGCATGGATTACATACAGAATACGCTTATCTTTTTTTGCTGTGAGTCGAATCTGATCTGCCAAATCGAAACTAATTCCTTCTTGGTCAGAAAGGCGAGCGTCAATATCGATGGCGCATACTTCACCCTGTTCATTTGGGTTATGCTGACTGACTCTGGCTGAATGGCGAGCATCACCAATCCACCCATCGCTGGCACGCTTGCGATCAGGGAAGCAGTCATCTGTTTGTTCTCTTAACTGAACAGCAGCTTTAGATAGCCAAGCCTTCATTAGCCAAGTATCGTTTTAAGTTCATCAGCAGTTAAACCAATGCGATCAAGAATTGTTTGGCGTTGAATTTCTTTTTGTTCAATTTCTGCTTTTTCGTCTTTTACAACTTGTTTTAATGCAGAGTCAATTTCTTTTTGTGTCGGAGCATCGCCATCTAAAACAATCCATTCAATAGTTGAATAATCATCATTTTCAAATTTGAATTCAGAATTAGGTTTCAATTTACGAATTGCTTTTACTAAATTGCTCATTATGCACCAATTTCCATTAGAATTATTGTAGATGTTGTTCCAGCAAATTGTGCCATTGCTGATGCACTACTTGCTGTTAAATATGATCTAATTTGTGTTTTGTAAGTAGTCGAACTTGTAGTTGCAGGAGAATCTAAATAATGAATTCCTGACAAATATGCAATTTCGCTTTTTGAAGAACTGGTTGTTGCTCTCAAATACAAACCACCAGCATTCTCAGTTCCTAAAGCCTCATAAACGGAAGTTGCACCACGCATCAATCTAATTGCTGCACCAGCTGCTTGTTCATCCCTTGTTGCATAAATGGATTGAGTAACTAAAACCAAAACTTTACTTGAAGTTGCTGATGGTGTGATTGATAAAGATAACCCTGTGTCGCCATAAGTAGTTGATGCAACAGTTGTGGCAGTTGAATAAGTTGCCGATACCACTTGCAAAACTTTTCCTCCACCAGAGAAAGTAGTCCATGAAGGAACTCCACCTGCAACAGTTAAAATCTGACCAGTTGTTCCAATTCCAAGTCTTGTGTTTGTATTAGCAGTTGATGAACGATATTCAATATCGCCAAGAGTTGTTGATGGGTTTAATGCTTTTGTTGTTGTATCAACAGATGAACCAAGCGTGCGAATAGCAGCTGCGCCATCTTTGACCAGAGCGGTGTCGTCTGGTGTTGTCCATCCATAATTAGTAGTGGTTGCCATTTTGTCCTATTCTCAGGATACGATTGTAGCGTATTCCCATGTCAATGTTGTGGATAAGGTATTCCAACGCTCGCCAATTGGCACAGTATTCCAACGCATCGCCACTTGACTAAATGCCACAGGCGACAAATTGATTGTTAGGAATAATTCATTAAATCTAGTGCTCCATGACCAACCCTCAACATATCCCTGGAACTCACCGCTTGAAATTTGTGCTGGCAGGTTTTGGATGTTTAGAGGTTGCCCCATGAATACGCCTAGCAAATTATCTCGATCACTATTATCAATTTCTGGATTTGTAATTGGAAAAGTAATGCTCTGAAATGCTGCTTGTGGGAATGCTCTTTGAGCAATATAGCGATCTGCCACAGCTTGAGCATCCACAGCTGAATGAAGAACTGATTGAATGCTTTCGGCTTTGTAGCCATAAGTTGCAATTGAGGTTGCAGAGGTTGCAGTTTTCTGTGATCCAAAGTTATTTCCATAATTGATATACACATCGTTTCGGATATCACCTGATCGAGTAATTGTGCTAAGTCCTTGACCTAGAGCGTGGTTTGCATCTAGATCAACATATCCATTAGCCAAAAGATAAGTTTGTCTGTGATCTGCATCGGCATACCCGATATCGCCAGAGTTTGTTTCATACAAATAACCAAATGCCGAATTAGCAATAATGCTTGCTATGTTGTAAATGGTATCTACTGATGCTGCTCTATTTTCCATTGTGTAGAGTCCAGGAGTATCAATTTCACCAAGCCCAAGATTTAGCGCATTAGCCCATGTTTCAGTTGCAGAATAAGTTGCCCATGTTGAAGCTGCTGGAACATCATTCCAAGTTCCAAGCAATACGCTAGACAAAAGATCATAAATTTGGTTTCCATCTTCATCTTGTGAAATTGTGCCTGAATACAATTCTTTTGCTAATTTAACAAGTGACCCCATTGCAAGAACTGAGTATTCAACCACAGTTGAGATTGCCCCAGTTTTAGCAACATTCACAGTTATGTCGGTTATATCTCCACCAAAGATGTTTACATAAGTTCCTGATGTATTTTTAACTTGCAAAGCAAAACTATCGTTAATAGCAAAAGGTAAAGTTTGATTTGATAATGCTACAAAACTAACCTGAATATAAGATGGACTTGGTTGTTGGTAAATATCTGAGCGACCAGACTGATGCGAAATATCACTTATGGCTATATTTGTGTAATCAGTTCCTGCGACTGTCAATTTCCAAACTGGCGACCACGCGGTCATTATCCTGCTTTTTCTCTAATTGTTTGATAACTTAATGCTGGAGTAGATCGGGCTGCACTATCATTTAATGCTTTAGCAACAGCTCTTGCAGCAGTTTCAGAATCAAGAGCAGTTACATTGATTAAGATTTGTGGGTTTGCTGCTAATGTATTTGCTTGTTTTTCTAGCACTCTAAACTCTGCCTGTAATGTATCTAATTGCTTTTGTGCAGATGATTTACTTATGCCACCAGTCATTGTCGCAAATGTTACATCTGTAATTTTGTCTTGAATGTTTGCTAATTTATTTACTAAATCAGTAAGACTACTTGCTCCAGATATTGCACCAATACCTGCACCGCCACCGCCACCTCCAGCAGCACCTCCACCGCCTCCACCGCCACCAGTTCCACCACCAGTAAATCCTCCGCCACCGCCACCTGCTGATGGTATGCCACTAAATCCACCGCCACCACCGCCACCGCCAGCACCACCAAAAGGAGTAATCTTTTGAATATCTGATCCAACCTTTATCAAGTTCAAACCATCAATAACTTTGTTAATTCCTGCAATTACAAAGTTTAAGACTGGAGTTATTGCTCCAACAATAGATCCAAAAGCATCAATAATTGCAGAGGCTGCTTTAGCACCGACATCTAACAAGAAACCAAATATCTTTTCAACGATTGGAAATACAACAGTTCTTAGTAAAGTTGCAAACTCAGCAAAGTTTTCTCTGTTGCGATCAATTGCTTCTTTAACTACATTAAAAGCATCTTTGAATTTGTTAATAATTGGAACGCCATAAACAATAACATATTCAATCAATTGCTCAATAATAGGAAGCAAAGCTGTTCCCACAGCTTCTTTTGCCTCGTTAAAACCATTCTTTAAGACATCAATGCGACCTTGAAAGGTTTCCGCATTACGGGCAGCAGCACCACCAAATAAATCAGATAACTTTGTTTGCAATTGCTCAAATGACAATGTTGCAAGTTCTGCTTTAGATAAACCAAGTCCAAGTCTACCAAGTGATGTTGTATTGCCATCTTGTGCTTTACCAAGAGCATTAGCGACTGTTTCTAAATCTTTACCTGAACCTTTGCTTACATCTAAAGCAAGTGCTAATAATTCTTGAGCCTTACCTGTATCTTTTGTGCTTAAAGCCAATCTCTGTAATGCTGGTCTAAGTTCATCATCGGCAACGCCTGTGGCTAGAGATGTCTTGCTTATGTAATCCTCAGTAGCTCTAATCTGGGCATCGGTAGCACCTGTGGCAGCTCTTAAAGCACTCGCTAATCTAAGTTGTGCAGCTTCATCTTCAATGGCTGCTTTAACGCCATCTACTCCAAGTTTGACTGCATAGGCAGCGGCAGCGGCAGCAGCAATTGCAAATGCAGCAGCAGCCTTTTTTCCAAACTCTGACATCTTGCTAGAGTTTTGGGAAACAGCAGAATCAGCATCGCCTAATTTCTTTTTTAAGTCATCAACATCGGCAAGGATTGATAACTTTAAGGTGCGACTATCGCTTGCCATTATACCCATTCCTTAATAATGCGACTGAAAGCCTCTTGCCATTTATTAATCAATTCAGGCTGAACTCTGCGAAGGGTTGGATAGATAAACCATCCACGCGAACCTCTGCCTTGCCTTCCTGAATATGCAGGAAACTGTTTGAACTTATTACTACCAAACTCAACAC